TGGTTAGGACTTCACCCATCTTTGCTAATTCTGCTGCTTTGGTCATGCTAGGTCTCCTACGTTTCCAACAGTAATCCTTGTACAATCTTGAAGAGCAACAGATGCAATAGCAATGTATGGAGTACGAAGCTCATAGCTTGACGAAGTTGGTACTGTTCCAGCAGCACCATCATTATCTCCAATAGTAATAGTATGGAGATTAGTAGATGTAGAAAACATTGCTGAACCAGAACCTACATAATGTGCATCTGCAAAATTGTTTGTAAAAGAATGAGAATAATGTCCAGTTCCTTCATCTGTTATGCCACTTGTGTTAAAACTGCTATTGATTGCTACAGTGCCAGTGCCATTTAAATTAACCCAAGCCTTTACTGTACCTTTGTTAATTGTACTCATAGCAGTAGAATTATTACTACTTGCATCTGTTAATGTGTTTACTCTTAATATACTAGCCATTATGCGAGGTCTCCACTTATGTTAGCACTATTGAGGTCTAGGTCAGATGCACTCCAAGATGAAGTGAAAGAGTAAAATCTTATTAAAGCTGTCGTTGGAGCAGTTGAATTACCATTTACTCCTAATCCTCTATTACCACCTCCTGATTTTTCTCCTGCAATACCTGCTATTGCATAAGTTCCGTTGCCCATAGAAGAACTATAATTAAATTGACTAATCCCTTGTGAAACATCTGTAAAACCACTAACATTAAAACTGTCTTCCAAAGAAGATGCCGACATATCCCATCTCATCCAAGCCTTTACCAACCCTTGTTGCAGATTAGTTGTTGTACTATTGCCTTCACCTGTAACAAGTATAGAACCTGCTGTGGTTACACCTGTAAATTTATCTACTTTAAGTTCACTTGCCATTATGCTAAATCTCCGTGTATATTTAAGTAGACATAAGATATATCAACAATTTGCGTAGCTTTTTTAGTGCTTATTGTACAAAATGTTGTAGGCGAACTGCTGCGACCAAGACCTGTATCAACAGCTATAATGTTATCAACACCAGTTCCATCTCCTGTCGCTACAGATGAATAATTATTATTGTTCATATTATTAGAAAAAAAGATATCATAATTACCGGCTCCTTCATCAACAGCAGATGAAACAGAAAAACTGTCACGCAAACCAAATGTTGAACCATTTAAGTTGCACCAAACTTTACACAACCCTTGCACAGTATTCTGCGTTACTGCACCACCATCAGATACATAAGTAGAGGTATTACCTATCTTAACATTCGTGCCACCTGACCCTGCTTTATCTACAATGGTGTCTACATTTAATTGACTTGTCATACGATACTCCAATATCCATTAACAGTAACAGTAGCATTGTCCTGTGTTATAGGACCTGCACTTACACCATTCTCATCACTATCTATTGTAATGTCTGCACTGATTGTCTGTCCATTTAATCTGATGATTGAGTCGTTGCCTTTGAATGGGTATCTTGTGTCTGACTCTGTTTTAGTAAAAGAGTTGGCTACAGAAAAAGTATCATACACGACCATTTCTACGATGTCGTCTAAACTCGCTGCTTGAACTAATACAACAGTCGTTCCAGTTGTTGCAGTGTAGTCATCTCCCGGAACAAGCAATATACCATTCTGATATACATCCATATAAAGACTATCAGTGTAACTTAAAGATAGTGAGTTGGCATCCGAACCACTGAAACTAGTTTGTCCAGCCGTGGCTTGATACTGGAACCTACTTCTTACACCAAAATTTTCTGAACGACCTATGTATGGCATTATTCTGCATCCTCTATTGTATTACCCTCGGCTACCCACTCTTGAATTGCTCTGTAGTGTTTGTTGGCAGGGTCTAGTGGTACAGATAAAACTCTTTCATTTATAGTTGCTTGAATACTTGTATTTTCTCCATCAATTACAACATATTGAGCTTGTGTAATATTCATATCCATAATTATAACTCCGCATCAAAATCTATATAAGCTGAACCAGCACTGCCATTAATTTGCATAAGAATACCATCACCAGTAGTGCCAGCAGTAAAATTAGCTGTTAAACGCATCATAGTCCGTGTTTCATTTGTTCCAACTCCGGCAATGGCGGTAGGTGCTTGATTTGTCGCACTACTATATACAGCAAAGTCGCTTAAAGCAGAATAACCCACGGTTGGATTGGCACGCATTGAAACTGGAAATGGGCAAATACCCCTCGCCTGACTACCAACATCAAGACCACTCATAATAGGTGTTGAAGAATCACCAACTCCTCTTTTTAAAATATGATAATACCTCTGACACAATGCTAACTCTTCTCCAAATGACCTGTGTTCAAAAGGAGTAGCCACAGAACCTACTTCTAGTTGGACTCCTGTGATTTGCCATGTGGCTGATGAGTTTTCTACAAGTTGAATTGCAGAGCCATCATCATACCCACCACGATTGTCTTGAGCCGCCCAAGTATTAGCTGTGCTTGTTGTAAAATTAGAACCCGCACCCCAATTCCAAAAAATCCTTGCACCTATTGATGTGCCATTGTCACCAAAATCTGTAAGTGTTGTTGCAGGAATTATTATTGTTTTTTTCTCCCAAGTATTTGCGGAGGATATTGTGTAAGAAGTTGGGTATAAAACGCTTGTGTCTTTACCGAAAGCAAGACCAAACAACCCAGTTAAAGAACTTTTGACCCAAAAAGAAAGTGTTACGATACTGCCTACTGTGCCATCCCCGATTGATGATGAATCATTACTTTCCATCTTGTAAGAGCAGTAGTTATTTCCGTTCCCCGCAATTAATGACCCTGCTGTTCCAGTAGTAAGCTTCAAGCTATAAAGAAAACCTTGCCCAGCTGGAACATCTGTAACTTGACTAGCGGTATGTCCACTACCAATACCTGCCCGTATATCAAATCTATCTATAATGTAACTTGGGCTATTAGCTAAACTCAAAGATGTCCCACGCTGTGCCACCTGCATTGCACCATTAATAATGAGGTTACGTCTACCAACGTATTGTGGCTCAAATCCACCTAGTCTTACTTTAGTTAAAGCCATCCGTTACTCCCTATGCGTATGGACTCTCACCTAACAAATCAGCATCCCAAGCAGCCTTGAGTTCAGCTATTGTTGTAGCATCTGCTATTGCACTTGCAGCAGGTGCATCTCTTAGAGAGTTCTTCTTAGTTACACTTGCAGCCTTTGCAGTTGCATCGTCAGCTTCCATTGCTTTCATATAAATTACATCTTCAGCTTCCAATAAAGGCTTTCTTACTTCTCTTACCTTGTCCTTGAATATGTCTTTAGCTGTTGCTAAGTCTTCAGATATTGTACTACCTGATAATGTCCATGCACCTCTAAAGTGTCTATCTGATGGAACAGTGGCATCTGAAGCAGATATAGTGTTGCCATCCTTGTCTACGATGTTAGTTGTTGCCATTAGTTTCTCCTTTAAGCAGCTTCTTCGTTATGTGTGGTTATGTCTTCATTGATTCTCCAAGCATTTCGCCACACTCTTGTGCTTGGCAGTTGTGACTTAGTACAAATAACCATTCGTGGTTTGTTTGCCTTGTCGTAATCTCTCCATACATGCTGTGGTATGTCTTTCATAATTAGGTACTCTATTGCCTGTTCTTCTGTCATTGCCTCAATAGGCTTTGTGTTGTGAAGCAAATACCCTCTTGTATGTTTAACAAAATCTGGTTTTGCCTCATCCTTCTTTAACTCCCAGTATACTTCAACGGGAGGTAAAATACCACCTTGCAATGCACAAGCCATCCAATTAGGGTCAGGGTGTGTAACCTTTGCAGGTTCATCAGGTGTCTCTGGGTCTTCCCATACGACACAGTATTCTGTTCTGTGTGGCTCTAGCTTTTCTTTTGCCCAACACAATCTATCCCAAAGATGTGTGCCTTGAAATTCTGGTGTTTCTATTGTCATGCTAGTTCCCCTGCGTTTTGTGTAAGATGTGCAATGCAGTCTCCTGCGTTTGTACTGTTATATTCCATAGTATTTATTCTAAATTCACTCGTTGTAAACGTAGTTTCAATAAAAGGGTGGATACCATTTCCAGTTCCAAGACCAAAATAAGTTGCAGACACAACAGAGTAATTTGCATTAACCATAACATTAGTAGCTACTATTTGTTTTTTACCTGCTGCTTCATCGGATGCAGATGAAACATTAAAACTATCGTTTATAGTTGCATCTACACCATTAACATTGCACCATTGTTTATTGCCACCATGAACTAAATAATCAGTATCAACACTTCTTGCAGTGCCTGTTATCTGTCCACTTGTCTGTAATGTATCAAATGCTATTGTTCCGTTTGCCATTATGCTAAGTCTCCGAATATTTGAGTACTAACTATAGGACTATTAACTGCACCTGATGCAGCACTGTT